CTACCGCCCCATGAATCGTGCCGTGCGCTGGCTCTGCTCGAGTGGCAGCGAGTAACCAATCAGGCAGAACTGATCCAGCGCAAACAGCACCATCGATTCCAGACGCGCCCCCAGCGCCATCCGCCGCTCTTTCTGCCACGGCGTGGTGGGATCGCCGATGCCCACCAGGTGGCTGCTCTGCGAGGCCCCAAACCCGAGCTGCATCGGTAAGTGAATCGACTGCGCCGCGGCGTTCAAGTCCCGATTGCCTGTGTAGGTGAAGTTCTCCGTCTTCAGGCACGTCAGATTCGCCGGAGTCCAGTCGCTCTTCGGAAAGTTTACAAGCTGGTTCAGTGCCGTGTTGTTGACGTCCGGCGGATACAGAACCTCGAACCGCGCGTTCGCGTGCGTCTGCCGCACAAAGCCGCGAATCGTCCGGGTGAACGTGCCGATGAGCCCCGGCAGAAACGCGCATTCCTGCTGGAGCGATGCCGGATCCGCGTACTGGTTTGGGATCACCGTCATGGCTCGCCCGTATGTGGTTTGAAAGGTCGAGGTGGTGTAGGCGTCATAGAACGGCATGCCGGGCTCGGAAACCGTCGTGCCCGACGGGCCCGGAAAGTACCACCACTCGACTTCGCCAAATTGCAGGTAGGGCGCCACGCCCGCGTTGGCCATCACGTCCGCCATATCCAAATAGACCTGCTGCCAGAAGGCCGTGCTGGCCGGGCTGAAGTTGGTCTGCAGTGCCGGCGTGTTCAGCCAGGCCGCGTCGCCATTTGGATAGCGCTGTGCGATGCCCGCCTGCGTACTGTCGTCTCCATGCTGCAATTCCATGCTGAACGACGCCGCCACGTCGATGCCGTATCCCTTCAACGCCTGGAAGAACGCGCCGCTCCAATCGCGCGCCGCGCGGTTGATTCGTGGAGCCGCCGTGAGGTCCGTCAGCCACTTGCCGTCATTGCCGCCCGCGAGCAATCCGCTCGATTGCGCCGTCAGTGGCGTGGTGTTGTTCTGGGAATTGTCGGGCACCGCCGAAATCGCCATGCCGCTGCCCGCGCTTCCGATCGTGCGCGACATGATCGTCAAGGTGCTGCCCGCTGCGCTCGCCCATACCCCCGTCGAGCCCGCGTTGATCAGCAGCGCGAAGCACAGGGCCATGCTGTCCGCCGTGTCGCCGATCAAGTTCACATGCTCAATCACGGTCGGCCCCAGGCAGACCTGCGTCGTCTTCCCGAACTCCGGATTGCCCCCGAACGTGATCTCCCCCGAAGCATATTGCTGCGTCGGGTTGCACAGCTCGTAAAACCACAAAGCCCCCGCGTAATGATTGGCGCGGCCATGAAATCCTAGCGTGCCGATCAGCCACGCCGTGCGCTCCGGCGCTAGGGCGATCGAGTGGTCCGTATCCCAGTCGGTCGCGAGAGTGGTTGTCGGGATGGTGTTGAAGGTGGGCAATGTGCTCGTGGGTAAAGCCAGTTCCAGGAAATCGAAATAGAAATACGAACCGGCGGCTCCGCAATGCGTGATCTTGACAGTGTGTTGCGTCAGCCCCGGGAACTGGCCCAGCGAGACGCGCACTAGCACGTCTTCGCCCGGGAGCGCCAGGACCACAGTCTGCGGAGCGTCGCCGTCCACTTGTACCGAGACCTGCGCGCCCGCGTTCGCGCGCCGCGTTCCCAGGTAAAGGGTGTGGTCCGCCCCGGCCGTGTAGGAGCAGGTGAGTGAAGCACCCGGCGTCGTCGTCCAGTGGATCGAGCCACCCGAAAAGTTGCCCCGTCCCGGGCTCCACTGGTCGAGCGGCGAATATGCGACAACCGAGGCGTCGTCCTCGATCCGCCGGCTTCCCCCGCCCGCAACCTGGTACACAAGGTTGTTTCCAGTCACCGTCCAGTTGGTGACTACCACCGAATACTCGCCCCGCTGGAAATCTCCAGGCTGCAGATTGGCTGCCCACGTCCAACGCAGTTTTCGCACGCTGGTCGTAGGAACCGGCGCCAATGTCGTGCGGTCCGGGTCGATGTAGCCTGTGAGCGCGCTGAAGTTCAGGTTCACTTGCCACTGCCGGGGCGACGCCCCACCGCCGAACGTCGCCGAGGCCGGCGACCACATCTCCGTCCCCGCGCCGTGCACCGTGCCGTACACCCCAATCCGATTGGCATTCTCGCCGGCTTCCGCCGTGTAAGAGAGCGTGATCTGGGCGCCGCTGGCGGCTGCCGTCACCGTGCCATCGCCGAACTGATTGATGGCGCCGGCCAGCGCGCTCGCTGCGCTCTGCAGCGTGTCGCCTCCCACCAGGCAGTAGTTGTAATGTTGGTTCAGCCACGCCAACTCGATGTAATCTCCCGCTGCCGCCACACCCTGTAGCGTGAATTGTACCGTCGCCGCGACGTAGCCTCCCTCCGCGGCCGTCGCATAGTTTTTCAGCGGCACGTCGTACAGCGTATCGGTGCCGTTGGTTTCCGTCCAGATGCGCAGATAGGGCCACTCCACCGTTGGGTAGAGCGTGGAGTCCATTGGAACGCAATTTGTGCGCGCTTCCTGATAGCTGAGCTGAACGCCGCTCAAATCGCCATCCGGAAAATTGCGCAGGGCGGGATGCTCGAACACGTTGTCGCGGTTCCATTCCACCACCGTCCAATCGAACTGCTGCCGCCAACTGCCCGACACGGTGAATCCGTTCGCGCTGACCTGGCTAAGCGCCGCCGCCGCCGTCGGTCGCTGGAAATAGCATTGTAGGTCCCGGTCGGGCCGCAGCTTGGTTAGTTGTTCCGCCATTAGAGTCGTACCAGTACCGTGAGATTGGCGCCCGGATTCGTCTGTCCCACCGACGTAACCGCCGCCGTAACCTGTGCTCCCATGGTCAGGGGAGACAGCGTATTGCCATTGACACTGGTGGAGAGCGTCGCTCCAGGCTGAAACGTCAGCGCACAGTACAATGCGCCGTTCACGTTCACCTGCACCTGGACCACCGAATCCGCCGCCGTTCCCAGAACCGCGTATACGTCACGCACCGCGTGCGACGCTTCCATCACAATCGGTGGTGCCACGCACTGTTCCACCGCCAGGTATCCATCCACCTGGATCGAGTACTGCCCGCCCGAAAGCGTACGCAGCCCGTTGTCATCGTTGTGGGTCAGGTTAATCGCGGCTGTCGTGCTGTTTCCTACGTCGTTGGTCACGAACAACTCCGCACATGCCACGCGCACGTCCGGCAGTGCCACCGGATAGCTCCAGTTCCCGCAATACGGGCTGCCAAAAAAGTTCGCGGGAAATGGCGCGATCACCGTCTGGCTCGCCAGGTGGTAAACCGCCGCCGCCGCCGCGTGGGTGGCCCAGGTGGATCACAACGAGGGAGGCTTCCTCGTTCCGGGCCGCGGTCGTGCCGTCGATCCCGCGCGCCACGCTGTACTCGGCGCCGCCGTTCTCGACCGCCGTCACTCGAAGGATCTCGCCGTCGATTTCGAGAGTGCTCCCCACCACCGCCGGACCTGCCGCCCCCAAGGTCAGCGTCTGGTCACCCGCTCCCATGGCGCTTGCCAGCAAAGTTGTGGGCGTGCCCAGCAGTTCATTCCAGTAGTACAGAGTCAGTGTGCCCGAAGAAATCGAACTCGTATTCGTCAGGTCGGTGAATGAAACGCCGCTCAATACCGCGGAGCCGCCGGCCGTTCCCGGGCCCATTCCGAAGAACGGCTGCGGCGGCACTTGCGTGTCGGCTTCGCCCGAGCCTCCAATCGTCCAACGCGTTACCGTCGAGAGCTCCGGGGAACACTCCACATCGTTGACGTTGGCCGAGCGCCCGGTAATCTGCACCACCTCGCCCGACCGGTTGGGAATCGCAAACTGCACCGGGCTGCTCTTGGCCACCGCGCCGAAATGCCACCCCGCCTCGGCCACCGTGAAGAAACTGGTTGCGCCCGGCTCAACGGTCCACGGCGGGGAAACCGTTAAGCTCGTCGCGTCGTTCGCCGTTACCGTGCGCTCCTGCCCTGCGCCTGTGCCGCGGGTGATCCGCGCCGTCATCCCGCGGTAACCGTTCGCCGCCATCTGCAGCGTTCCGTTTGCCACCGAAGCGGGCGTATGCGCGGTCACCGCAATTTCCGGCTGCAGTTCCGAGCGCCAGTAGAAATTGGCGTGATCGAAATTCGCATCGGGCGGCGCTATCAACTGATCGGCAAGACCCGTATCGGTGAACTGCGCATCGAGCGGTTGGTTCGAGGCGATTCGGAACATCTGTGCCGGTGTCGTGCCCCGATACACATGAAAAGCCGCGGTCCCCGATGCAAAGCTCAGGCCGGTCAGCGTCACGGAGCTGCCGTCGTTCACCAACGCCGCGCGCACCAGGAAAGATAGCGGGCTTTCGTCGCCCGCGCTGTCCTCGCCGGAAACGGCATAGTACAGCGTCTGCCCGCCCTGCAATGTTCCGCCGCTGCCAACCGCCGGTGAAAGATTCAAGAGCGGCATCCCAGGTCCGGCGCCCACAGCGATGGCCGGTGGTACGAAACTGACCGTCACGCTCGTCTCTACCGTGCCATCGCTACTCGCGGTCGCCGTCTCCTCCAATCCAAACTGAATGTTGCCATTGGCGTCCAGCACGCTGCCCACCAGGGGCCGCGGCACGCCCACTGCGGAGTTGCCGCCCTGGCTCGTTCCCGATCCCGAGGTTACCTGCCCGTTGGTGTCGTCGTACCAGGCATCGTCGTGGATCTGCGCCGTGATCGTCGTCGTCCGGTAGTTGGTTGCCGGCGAAATCTTCAAAACCCGGAACGGCTGGCGGTTCAGTCCTTCCTTCTGGTACGTCACCGTGATCAGGTCGCCAGGCCGGACTCCGAATACCTTTATGCTCGTCTGAAACTCGATGTAGGTATTCCCGTGAATCGATTTGTCGAGGTTGAATTTCAGCATCCGCGCCGCCTGATCGTACTGCGGCAGCCCCAGCGCCATCAGCGTCGAGGAAACCTCCTGCCCCACCAGCGCGATATCGTCCGCGTCTACCATCTCGTAGCTGTCCTGCTGGTAACCGTTGAGCGCATCCTGAAACTCCACCGTCAGGCGGTTCGGAGTGTCGGCGATGCTGCGCGATGTCAGGGTCACGCTCGGTTCCCCGTTCGCCTTCCGCAGAATGCCGGAGAACCCAGTGCTGCCGTCCCCGAATTCGTAGCTCGGCCACCCGCCATTGAGCGGCTCCGTGCTGTTCGACCCCACCGCTTTGGTCGGCATCTGCAGCGCCGCCGTATTTTCCACGTTGAGCTGCAGCGCGCCGCCGGCTTCATAGGTCAGGTACAGCCGCGCGCAAGTGCGGACGCCTCGCACCAGGTCGCCCGCGCTGCGCCGGTTCTGCAGCACCAGATTGCATTGAAAACGCGGCAGGGAGATCGTGTTCCCGTTCGGGTCGATGACGTTGATCGCTTCATCGCAATACGCCGCCGTCCGCGCGAAGCTGGCGATGTCGATTTCCGCCGCCGCCCAGCCGCTCCGCCGCAGCACGTCCAGTAGGATCCACGCCGGGTTGCTGGAAAACTGGTCGCTGCTGTAAGTCCCGTCCGCGCCGTAGACCGGCACCAACAAACCCTGTACCAGCACTTTTACACTGGGCAGCGAGTCCCCGTTATTGAGCTGGTTCGGAACCACCACCGACAGGTACGCCATGCTGCCGTACGGATCGCCGGCCGGATTCCCGCTGGCGTCCGTGAAGTTGGGGTCGAGGCAGCCATCCCGCGTTCCCAACGTCTCGATGTTGTACCAGCCCGAGCCCGTCATATTCTGTCCGTTGACGCCTCGCGGAATCTCCACTCCGCTCACCAGCACCGTCAGCACGTCTTGCATCTGCCCGATGCCCAACAGCACCTCCATGCGGGTCAGGTTTCCGTCGTTGCGCGCAAATACCACGTCCGGCGCACACCAGGCCGTGCCGTATACCATCGGCACATAGTCGTTGTAACGTGCCTGGTTGACGGACAGGTTGGATGCCGTCCAGTCCTTGCCGTATCCGCGCACTTCGATCACCGGAGGCACAAACTCGAGGCCGCCGAATCTCGTGAACATTCCTCGCGCCTGGCAATCGGAACGCGTGTACCCGCACGTCGTGTACGGCTCGCCGCCGTTCATGCTCCCGCTGCCTCCGGCAATGTCTGGCGAGTAGCCGCAGCGGTAATACATCGAGTACTTGCCGTTGGCTCCGCCGCTCAAGGCTTCTGCCCGTTGATCCGCCGTCGCCGGAAAGTCCCACGGGCAGCGGCGCTGGATGCGCACTTCCGGCAGCATGAGCCGTTGCAGGTTCATCCGGTTGTTGGCCGTCAACCGGAAAGTCGCTTCCTGGATCTGGTCCGGCGGGTTGCAGATCCCCTGGAACACCACCGCCGCGTCCGTCAGCGGAGCGTTGTTGCGCAGATCGTAGAACAGGAAGCTCACCGTCAGTACCGCGCCCTTCCAGCCGCACGAGCGCTCGATCTCCGAAAAGTGCGAATCGGCGTTGGCCAGCACAACCGAAATACGCGGGCTGCCGTCAACCCCCTGGTCGGAGGCCGTCTGGATGTCGAACGCGCTGTGCTGCAACACGCGCGCCGCGTATGCCGTCTGTCCCACGGTCACTGCATGGGTGCTCCAGCTTTCAAGCTGCCCGTTGCACAGCCTGCAGTCGAACACCATCAGCGGCGTATCCACTACCGCCTGTTCTTTGAGATCAGAGATGGCTTGCATAAATGATATTCACCGTGGCGGAATGATTATTCACGTCCTCCGTCGTGAAGGTGAGCGTATCGTCGCGCAAGCGCGCGGCTTCATAGACGCCCCCCGTGGTACTTGCTTTGTACTTGGAAGGAGCGGCCTGCGGCTCCGCCTGCAACCCGTACACATTGATGGCCGCCCCGGCCGGGAGTTCCAACCCGAGCACGATTGACTGCGCTGACGCGTCTCCGCTTCCCGTGAATGCGATGCGATTCCAACCCGCCTGGACTGGTTTTGTGGAACGGTTCGCTCCGATCAACATCGTCACGGTTGTGGCCGCGGCCGCTTGGACCCACGCGCTGAGACAGAACAGGTATCCTCCCGGCGCCGCCAGCGTCTGCGTGATGCTCTGCGCACCGGTGCCGGAGTTCGTTAATTGCCAGGCGTTAATCCCGCCCGCGGGGTCGGCCACGCCTCCGTTCTTGGCGAGGAAAGAGCCGAGGCTCCACACCGCGTTCTCCAGGTGGTCGCTCCACGCGAAGAGATTGCCGGCCGGATCGAGGAAAGTGAAGCCGTTGAGCGTTCCTTCCGCCGCCGCGAAGAACTGCTGGAGCGCCACCAGTTCGCCGTCGCTCAGTCCGGCGTACTGCAACTGCCACTCGTTCAGTAAACCGTTTGGGTCGGCCAGCTTGATGACGCTTCCATCGGCCGCGGTGTTCATCACGGTCCGCCGGCGCCGTCGCTTCAGAATCGGAAACTGGCTCAGCGCCCCGGTTGTCAATTGTGGGTATACAAGCATGCGTCTATCCCCGGTTCTCCACCACCGTCAGCGATGTCGTGCCGCGCATTTCTGCCTGCCAGGTCAAATCCAATTCGTCGCTCGCCAGGCTGCAATCCGGGTGTACCGTCCCATCCCACGGATCGGTAAACGCGAAGCTGCCGAACTGGCCCTGGTTATCGGCAAAGAACTGCTCGATCGCCGCCATTTCGCTCTCGTCCAGCTCGTTGAGCTTGATGATCCAGCGATCGAGCGGCCCGGCGGAATCGCGATACCGTTGCTCCGTACCGTCCAGGAATCGCAGCGCCTGGTTCTGATACCGCGCCGTCTTCGACGCCGGGTACTGCGCCACGGCGCTCGTCTTGAGCGTGGGAAAGGTCGCCATATCAGAGGTCGCTCACCACGTCGTTTATCGAACTCATATTCAGCATGGCGTTGCGGACCGCTTGCGCAATCTCGCTGCTGTGATCCAGGAACGATTGCGAATCCATCGCCTGCACGTTCACGGTGATCTGCGACGCTGGCCACGCCGGCGCCGCCGCCACCGGCGCCGCCGACGGCGAGGCTGGCGACGGCGAGGCTGGCAACGGCGAGGCCGCCGGCGGCGAGTCTGGCGACGGCGCCGACGAGGCCGTCGGCGACCAAGCCGGCGCCCCACCGTACGGCCTCGGCGTGCCCATTTGGTCGTAATCCATGTCGCTCGTTCCGCTGCCGGTGTCCGCGCCCTCGAAGTCGATCTTGTCCGGCATCGCGTATTTGGTCAGCGGGGCGGGCGTGCTGTCGCCGCCGCTGAACAGGCCGATCAGCCCGGTCACCAGCGGGATCACCCCGAGCCCGCTCTCCAACACCGTGGTGGCAATGGATAACGCCTCGCTCGCCGCGCTCTGCGGCGCGTTCGAACTGGTTTCCGCGGAGTCTTGGGGCGAGGTTCCGCTCATTTGCTGCGTTACCCCCTGCAGCGATTCCGCCAGTTCGTCGCTGGCGCTGGCGATCGGTTCCAGGGCTTCTGCCTGGCTGCCGGCTGCATTCGAGAAAACATCATAGAGTATGTCTTGTGTTGTGCTGGCCATCTTCCATCTCCGCCGCAAGCGCCTTTTCTAAAATGACGAATGCCTCTACCTGCCGCGCGCTCAGCCCTTCCCAGCCCAGTGCTCGCAGGCGCCGCCGCACCAGGAACTCTTCCACCAGGCTCTGGCTCTCCGCCGTGATCGTCGACTTCGGACACGTTTCCAGCGCGATGTGCTTGCGCGCCCACACCGGCGCCACTTGCTTTCGTTCTCCACGCGGCAGCCATCCGCAGCCCCGCTTCTTTTCCAGGCCGGATCTCCGGCAGATATCGCACTTCCAACCGGCCTGGTTGGACAACTGAAAATGGAAGGCGACGATCAGTTTTTTCGTTCGGCCCCGTTGAGTCCCGTCTCCGCCCTCACGGCCGTCAGCGCTTCCCGAAAAAGGTCTTCCGGACCCGCTTCGGCCAGTAATTCCGGCGTGGCCTCGACGCCGTCCAGTTCGAGGCCGGATACCGCTCGCAAACCCCAGGTGAGGTACAGGCGGTCGATTTCCACCTGGAGCAGGGCCGCGTCCATCTTCTCGCCGGGTTCCGGGCCAGCCTCCAGAAACTCCATGCGGCCGGCCAGTTCCCGCACCCGCCGCATCAGCTCCGTGCGCCTGCCGAACGACATTCGGGCGACCGTGTATGAAACACCGCTCGCCACGCGCGATTCCACCACCGAGACGCTTTCGTAGTTCATGGCCCTATCCGAACGCCACGGCGATTTCGTCGTCGACGGTTCCCTGCGCGCGCGACGGCTGGAACTTCCACTGCAACCGGTTCTTGCTGTCATCGAACTCCGGCACCACCGGGATCACGCTCTTAAGGTAGACTCCCATAAGCTGTCCCGGTGCATCGCCCAACTGGAACATCACGCTGATGGGCGATTGCTGGCGCGCCGCCTGATAGAGCGCCGCTGTGTTGCTGTCATCCTGGCTGTAGAGTTCGAAGGTGGCCGTCGCGCTGCGCTGTCCCGGAGAGATGGCCCGCGGCAAACTGGAGCCGAACTCATTGGTGCGCGCATCCAGAGCGTTCTTCAATACGATGGAAGCTTTGGTGACCGTGAAAAACTGCGCCGCCGAAGTGCCCAGCCACGCCTCCCCCAGGTTGCCGGGTACGATCGAGTAGTCGAACGAACCCAGCGCCGGTTCCGCCGGGAAACTGGTAAGCTGTTGCGCCACTCCCGTGCCTGACCCCACGCTGCTGCTGTCCACCACGTCCTGCGCCAGTCCCTTGAACTGGAATTCGTGGTAATCGCCGTTCACATCGATTGTCAGTTGGTCCACCGCCGCCCCGCACAGGAGCCGCTGCACCGCAGTTGCAGGACTCCAGTAATCGAAGATCCCAACGCTGGGCAATTCGGTTGCGGGCACATAGGTGATGGCCGGGGCCACCGTCGCGCCAGCCACCGGAAGCGTTGTAAACGGCGCGTTCAGTTGCACATTCTGGGCATCCACGATCGCCGCCGCGAATCGGATCTCGCCGCCGCATGTCACGGCCTGCCCGGCGCTCAGTCCATGCGCTGCCGCGAACCCCAGCCGGCCGCCCGCCGTACTGGATGCCACCGAGCCGCCCGCAAACATCAGCGGTTCGCCGCCCAGCGCGGCCTGAAACAGAGGCCCGTAACCCGGCCCGCCGCCGCTGGTTTGCCAGGAGGTCAGGTAAGTTTGCAACTCGAAATTGGTGCGGCGTCTGCCGCCTATCGGCAGGCCCGCAAACGTGCGGCTGCCGGTCTTGTCCTTGCGGGTGGCTACGTCGAGTTGCTGCTGCACAGTCAGCTTGACGGCCGGTATCCGATTGCCGGACGTGATCGTTGGGACCTGTCCATACGCGCTTTCCAGCGCTGTGTAGAATCGGTTCGCGTTAGAGGAAATGTAGGCCATATCAGTTTTTACTCACTCCCATCTCAAAGGTGATCTTGGCTATCTGAATGAAATTCTTGCCGCCGTGCTTCACGGCTCCGAACGCTACCTGGTATTCGCCGGCGTAAAAGTCGCCGTCGCCCCAATCGCCGCGATTGGCTGCCAGAACCTGCATCACCGCGTCGGCATAGAGCTCCAGGTTGTCTTGCAGTCCGTCCAGCCGATCCTGCGAATGACGAAGTTCAATTGCCATCTGGACGGTGCCGGAAAAACTGCGAAATTTTTCCGCCAGGCTGTTGCTGATTTTTTCGCAGTACACATTCAACGATGGGTACTGCATGGTGTTGCTGAGGGCCGCCACGTCGGGCGCTGCGTTTTGCGAGCGCACTTGCGCCGGGCTGAAGGAGCTCGGCGCGGCCACGCTCCCCTGCGTGAGCGCGGCCAGCACGGAGTTCACGCCCGCTGGGCCGGTGATCCGTTGCAGCACTTTCGCCGAAATCGCGCTTCCAATCGTTGTAGCCATCAGCCCCTCTGGATTATCCTCGGCGCCGGCCTCAGGTAGCTGGGTGATTGTCCGCGTCCTGGTCCCCTGCCGCCCGTCGTCACGGTGTTCGGTTGCAGCCAGGTCTGGCCCACCGCGATCGGCGAGCCGTTCTGCAACTCCAGGCCGTCCAGGTCGGTTCCGGCGTAGACATTCCATCCTGCCGCGTTCGCTGGAGGCGCCACCGGTTGCACCAGCAGTGTGCTCTGCGAAGTGGTGATAGATGAGGTGACGGCGGGAGCGCCTTCGTCGTTGGTGGAGTTGGTCCAGCTCATGGTCACGTAGTAAGTGTTGTCCGGCAGGCTTCCGGCTGCCGCCACTACGCGTGGCGCCGCCGCCTGCGGCACGGGCATCCAGGCGATGCCGATACCGGCTGCCGCCAACTGATCGCAGGCTTGCTTGGCCTGCTCGTGAAACTGATCGCGCCTGGCGGCATACCGGTCGTTCAATTGGCTGGCGAATGCGTCCGCATACACAAGCTCCAGACTGCGAAATGTGTGCCACAACTTCAGCGCTGGCGTCACCACCACGCTGCCCAGCGATGGCGGTGCCGCCAGCCAGAACACTTGGTGGACGAAACTCATCCGAGCCAGCAGAGTCGTGAGTTCCAAAGCCAGTTGGTCCTGGGCCAGCGCCAGCTTCTGCGTCACGTCGATCCCCTCGACGTTCGCCACGTTCAGGAGCTGAGAGTCCTGTGCCGTCAGATCTTCGATGCTCGAGACGGGACCGTCTGTGAACAGAGCCATGTGAGCCGCCTATTCCTTTCCGGGCTTGCCGCCCCTGATCCGCTTGAATTCCTCGGTCGTGACCACCGTGACTTGTACCTTGGCCGCCTCGGCCGCCTCCTGGGCCAGCCGCAGCACCTCCGCCTGTTGCTTGCGGAACTCCCTGGCTTGCTCTTCCGAAGCCTCCTGCGCCGTCCCGTCGACCACCATCCGGGCGGCGATCTGGCGCGTCACTTCGGTGAGCACGCCAACCTTGCCGCCATCCCCTGTCTCCCGGCTGACCAGCACCGGATACGGATCCTTGAAGGCCGCTTCCTTCTCACGAATTTTTTGGTAGTACTGTCTCAGGTCCATGCTGTTCTCCTTTTGATTCTGGCTCCTAACTTCTAACTTCTAACTGGGGGCGGGACTGTCTTGCCAACCCCGCCCCCCGAGTCACTATGTATTCACCTGCACGCCGGCGGCGTTGCGCAACACGCCGCATCCGTACAGAATGTCGACCGTGAATTGCTGCGCCAGCGTATTCGGCTGGTAGCTCATCACGACGCGCATTCCGAAATTGCCAAACTCGGCATACTCCGCGATCGCGCCGGTGCCCGGCAGCGGCTGCGGCAGGCGCCGGATCACCAGACCCAGCGCGTCGCGCGTGAACGCGAGGTTGTGCGTGGTGATGTTGGGGCTCGTGCCCGTCTTCTTGACCAGTTGCGACCGGAACACGAAGAAGTCCTTGATCTTCCCCACGCTGCCGCCGATCAGCGCCATCAAACCGGCGTCGCCGGCGGTCTGGAATTCGCTGAACCGCGGAATCTGCCGCCAGGCCGAATAAGCCGCCGCGTCCACCACGATGTATTTCTGTTCCGTGGGCGGAACCTTCGCAAGGAACAGCGCGGTTTCCGCCGCGTCGATGGTCGGTTCGGTGATGGCCGTGCCCGCCGTACCCACCGCGGCGTTGGCCGTAAAGCCGGCATACAGGTTCAGAAGATCGCTTTCGACCTTCTCGGCAATCGCGATCACGGCCGGCTGCATGTAAACCTTCAGCAGGTCGGGCACCGCCAGCACTTTGGTCACGTCCGGAATCTGGAATGTTGCCTCAGCGTGCGTGTTCAGCACGATTTGCGCGTTCCCCAAACTCGGGTTCTGCGCCTGCACCGTTCCGCCCTCCAGGATGTTGTTGGCTTGCATCGCCGGCGCAATCGGCACATTGACCGTGTCTCCGGCATTCGCCAGGACCGGCTCGTAATCCCGATTGACCAGGTTCCCCATCACCAGGTTCGACACCAGTGCCGGCAATGCGTCCGCTGCTACCAGCTTCACAATCGCGCTGGCCACGTTGTTTGATGTAATTGCTCCCATTCTTTCTCCTTATTGACTGTTTTTGCCGGCCAGTTTGCCGGTACTGCTACATGCCCCGGAGGGACTGTGATGCAACCCGCACGATCTCCTCACGTACCCGCTGCATCTGTTCCGCGCTCATACCTGGGCGGATTTGGTCGATACTCACTGCTTCTCTGCCCACCACCGGGGCCTTCAGGGTTGCCGTCATCCCGGTTCCCCCCGCAATCCGAGCCGGCAGAAACTCCGGATTCTCGTTGACGAAATTGGTGAGGTATTCCTTGACCGGTATTTCGCCGCTCTCGGCCCGCGCCACCAGGCGTCCGTCTTCGGTACGCACGATGCCGTCCTGTACCGCTTTGAACGCCAGATCGATCTTCGCCACGCCGAGGCGTTGCAGTTCGGCTCTGACGGTCGAGCCGCGTTCCGCCTCTTCCGCCGCCTGCCGGCTGCGTTTGTTCTCCGCCACCAGCTCATTCATCCGGCGTTCCAACTGTTCCCGCCGCTTGCGCTCTTCCAGCAGCTCCGCCTTGTAAGCCGGCTCGCTCTTGCTCTTTTCGTCTTTGACGAATTCTTGAACCGCTTGGCGCACGATCGCTTGAATATCCGTTCCTTCCATAGGTCTCCTTATTGCTGTTCGATCTCCTCGGCGACCCGGTTTTTGATCTCCTGTCGCGCATCGCTGAGGTACTTGAGGGCCAGTTTCTTGAAGACCTGCTTTTTCAGCGTCTCCGACCCGATTCCCAATTCCAGCAGCTTCTTGGCATCGTCGAGCTCTGTGCCGAGATCGTTGATGTCGAACTCGTCCATGCCCGCGACGTCGATCGTGACGCCGTCCTGCCGCGCGGCCGCCACGGCCCACAGAATCTGCCGCAAGGTCTCCTTAACCGCGTCTCCGTAGGCGCGCAGCACTTCCTCGGTAGTGCTGAATTCCATCTGCTTGCTCAGCGCGGACTGGCGCGCGTTGCCGCCGTCGCCGGCCTGGCTCATCAGATAGCAGACGCGATAGATTTCGTCTTTCAACTGCTCCAGGTTGTCCGCCGCGATCTGATAAACCTTGCCCTCCGGCTCGGTCCATCCGAAGCGGTCGTTCGGCCCCATCTGGATGTAATAGGATTCGCCCACAATCTGGTTCCACTCCCGGTCGGAGTAGATCACGGGGGTGGCGAACAGCCCCATGGTGAGCGCCCATGCCAGCGCGTTCGACTTATTAAAGTGCTCTAACTGCAGCAGCGCTGACTTATTCATCAGCCACAGGCCTTCCGTCACTTTCACCTGGAAAACCGGCACGCGGTGGAGCGAAGCCAGAGCGTGGGGCCCTTGGTCGATCAGTTCGATCGGGCTCTTCTCGCCGGCCTGGCGGAAGATCCGGAAGTTCTCGCGGTCGTAGTAAATCCACCGCGTCTCGCTCTCCCACCGGGCGTCCGTCACCCGCGATTGCTGGAGGCACGATGTCCGAATGACAATCCATTCCAGTCCGCCTGTCTGGTTGAAGTTCCAGTTGATGACTTCGTCCGGGCCGTAATCCACCAGGTAGGCCCGCGACTGTCCGGAGGCGTCCTCTTCGGCGCGGGACCGCGCGGCGCCCGCCGTCTTCGGGAAGTCCACTACTATGTAACTGGACCCGCAGACCGCCATCTGGACGAACCTTTGCCGGAAGAATTCGGGCAGGCTGGTTCCTTTTAGGTCGCAGTCGTCGTACAGCAGGCTGTAGAAGTCTTTGGCCGCCGCATCGTTGCCCTCGAACATAAGGACTGGTTCGCGGTGCATCAGCGTGGCCGCGTACCAATCGATGATCGAGCCAATGTAATTCTGGTAGAAGACGCGGCTCAGCCGCTCCTGGTAGATTGGACCGGGCTCCTTGTGGCGGCGCATCAGGTAGTCGAAGGCGCTCAAGCGAAACTGCTCGCCGCCTGCATAGAGGTCCTTGTACTGTTTCCACATCCCCTTGCGGGCGATGTATTCAGGATGTTCCCGGTTGATGTTTTCCATGGCTAAAAAATTCGATTCTGCTTCTCACCGATCGTGGGCCCGATCATGCACTCCTGCCACAGCACGTATCCCAGGGCATCGGAGGAATGCGTTCGCATGCGGTCCCGCTCTTTGTCCACATGGGTGGAATCAGTCTTGTAAGAAACCTGCTCAAAATCCTGGATGAGTTCCTTGCACTTCGGGTCCACCAGTAAAGTAGTGTTGCCGGAGGCGGACTTTAGCCTGGCGTTGGTCAGATTGATGCGGTCGCGAACACCCGGGTTCGAGGGAGGTACCTTGTAGTTCACGTTGGTCATGCCCTTTTCCTTGAATCCATCGCGGACCATCTGGTAGTCGGTAACGCCCGACGTCTTTAGGTTTTGGCCCGAAGCATCCCCGTACACCGTCACGCCCAGTGCATGCGTGGGGTACCGTGCGGTGAACGCCTCCACCGCCTCCGGTGTAGTCGCGTGCCGAAGCACGATTTCATCCAACACCCGGAATATTCCGCCGTTGTACTGCGCGACGATCGAAGTCATCGGGTCCACGTTGAAGTCCAGCGCCCACAGCAGCGGCACGTTCAGATCGACTGCCAGAGGCTGCACGTGCACCTTACGGTCGAACGCGCCGTACACCCGGCTGCCATCCAGGCTCAGGTAGTCGCCCAGAGCTTCCTGGGCGAAGAATCGCTCGTCGTAGATGTCTTTCAGCCGCTCATAATAGTCCGGCACCTGCGCCAGCAGATGTTTGTTCTCGTTCGGCTGGGCCAGGATGGCGACGTAGTTGGCCACCTTCGTGTGGTCGATGAACCGCCGGTAAACCCAGTCGTAGCCTTTCGGGGTCCAGGCGGCAAAGCCGCAGAGCCGCTGCGCCTTGGGGTCCCGTAGCCGGGCTAACATTCGCTCCCACGCTTCCTCGGCCGTGTAAGTCAGCTCGTCCAGGCCGAACCATGCCAGGTTCGATCCCCGCAGCCTTTCGTAGTCCTCCATCGAGCGAAACAGGATCTTGGATTTGCTGTCTTTCAGGATCAGCGTGTTTTCGCTCTTGTTATGCTCGAATGGGATCTCGTTTTCGTCCAGGATCTCGAACAGCGCGGACTGCGTGGCATCGCGTAACATCGAATAAGTGGGAGCGCCCAGTAACCCCGTGCGCCCCGGATTCTGATATGACAGCCGGATGGCCTCCTGGCAGACCGCCTGGCTCTTGCCGCTTCCCACCGGTCCGGAAAACCCCTTGAACCGCGCTCCACATTCGTGAAACAACTTCTGCGAGGGCAGCGGATCGTACTCTATCTCTCTTCTTGTAATACTGTGTTGGGTCCGACCCAT